ACAAGTGTATTAATAATGTGACTTTTGAAATTGATAAAGACACCAATTATAGAAAATTTATAGTGAAAATTGATTATGAATTATAAGGAGGTTTAGATTATATCCAAGAAATTGCATCGAAAAGTGAGGGTTAATATATGGACTTGGTGGAGGTTTATGTTACCAAAATTTATGAAACAAAAAAGATTCGTACTGAATTTGGTACGCTTTACGAATTGGTAGTTGATACCGATTGCTACGGACAGAAAATGAACTTTAGAACAATACACGTATCAGAGTCCGATTACAAAATGATTAACGAAAAAGGTTATTACTTAGCATAGGAGGTAAGATTATGAAATTTGAAAAATTTTTAAAACAAGTTGGAACACATGGAGAAGTAGTACAACGGAATGAGTCCGAGAAATGGTTGATTTGTGGTGGTGTAGGTATGATTATTCCTTGTGGTGTGGACAATTTACTCGGTACCGGAAAGGGTGGAAAGTATACCTCTATTATTGAGGTTATCAGTAACGCCGAGTTAGATGATCCATTGGACTTAAAAAAGGCCGTATTGTTAGAACCTACCGGAAACGCAAGTTCCATTTACAGAGTATTCGAGACTCAGCTTGGCGATACTGTCGGAATCATTAACGCAGCTTATGGTTTGTTAGAGAAAAATGATTTACTTGGATACTGTGAGCTTGATGTTGACGACAAAGAGGCTGAGGATGGTGTGAGAACAATAAAATACATTTTGGTTTATGACCGAGGAGGAAATTTACAAGGATTTATTACAGGCTCACAAAAATTTTAAACAATAAAAACATATTTTAGGAGGATTTTATATCATGGCAAAAATGAAATTAGCAGAAAGCGGTTTTACACTTATTCCGGAGGGAGTTACTACTTTTAAGGTAATGGAGGTTGACGACAGCAAGTACGACGATTTCGGAAAATTGATCGTTAAGTTGCAGACAGCAAAAGGTGAGAAACACAACGAGCAGTTTACACTTACTAAAAATAACGGCGAGTTAAATGAGGGAGCTTTAAAAGCATGGAGCTATTTCGCTCGTACGTGTCTTAACAACTTCTCAGCGGACGAAATCGACACGCAGGACATTGTTGGTTGCTATATCACGGCGACAGTAAAACATGAGAAATATACGGCTACAAAAGGCGAGAGGGCAGGTCAAGAAATGACGAGTGTTAGATTGAATGACTACAATACGGCAAGTGGTTTCGGTGAGTTTGTAAATATGACCGACGGTGTTGACGAATTGGACGAGTTAGAGAATGAAGATGACCTTGACAGTTTCCTTGATGACTAATGGCTAGAGAAAAAAAGTTACAAGATAAATGTATCGGATACTTAAAAAGTCAAGGGATTTATTATCTTAACTTGTATGGAGACGGTTTCTCGGGAAAAGGGAAACCGGACCTCTTGACTTGTATTAATGGTCGGTTTGTGGCGTTTGAGCTTAAGGTCGGCTCGAACGATATGCAGGACGATCAGAAAATGCATAAGTTAAGGATTGAGCGGTCAGGTGGACTGCATTATGCACCGTATACATTGGAGGAATTTATAAACATAGTGGAGGATTTAAAATGCAAATATTAAAACAAATTACATTCGAGGAGGCACTCGCACATATTGAACAAGGTGGAAAGGTGTTCATTACTACTTTTCAACAGAATAATCCAGTTTTGAAGAAATTAGAAACAATGACAGTCGGTCAAGTTATAAAGAACAAAGAAAAATATGTTTTTCAGATTGTGGAGGAAAGTGATAATGACTGAATCAGATAGAATCAAAAAATTTATTGAGTTTATGCCAACCGGATTCGAGAATACCGTCCCAGAGTTGCAAGCGTTGGGATTTTTCACAGCTCCGGCAAGCACCAAATATCACGGAGCATATCATGGTGGACTATTCGATCACTCGCTCACTGTAGCAGAGAATCTTGTAAAAATGACTAAAAAACTCGGTCTAAAATGGGACAGAGAAAGATCCCCGTATATCGTCGGAATGTTCCACGATATTTGTAAATGTGACAACTATAGATTTGATATTGAGACGGATAAATATATCTGCAATCCCGATATAATTATCCCGGGACACGGTGATAAGTCAATCATTATGCTATCTAAAAACATGGATTTGACCGATGAGGAGATCGCTTGTATCAGATGGCATATGGGGGCTTTTGAGACAGATCCGAAAATGTGGAAGTATTACGGTCGAGCAATCGAGGAATATCCAAATGTACTATATACTCACACCGCGGATATGTTCGCGAGTCGTATCGCAAAAGTATAGACGGAATACAACTAAATGAGTGCCGTTAGAAAGGATTAAATAATGAATAAAGAAATTTTAAACGGTTCCGGATGTAAAGATTTGACGGCGTACGAGGCTATTAAAAATACCGAGCGTGAGGAACGTAAAAAACGGACAAACGAGGAACGTTTAACAAAATTAGTAATGACAATTTTTAATATATGCGAGTTAGCCGGTTTCCATGTAGAGGGACGTATTGTTCTGAAAGATAAAAAGACCGGTAAGATTTGGAGGTAAATATGACATTTAAAGAAAAATTACAACAGGAGACACCGAATAAAGTAGATTCTGCATGTGATGATGGCTGCGTAGGATGTCCAAGTGATTATGGGTATGAAAGAAGAGAATTAAGTGTGAAAAATTGCCGTGGCAATGGTGGTAAAGGGTGCGAATATTGTTGGAACCGTGAAATTTCCGAAGAATCGGACAACATCAATCATCCGAGCCACTACGAGACCGGACAATTTGAATGTATCGACGTAATGATCGAGACTCAAGGGGTTGAGGCAGTAAAAGGGTTCTGTAAATGTAACGCGCTCAAATATCTTTATAGAGCGAACCGGAAAAACGGTCTTGAGGATATGAAAAAGGCTATATGGTATCTAAATAAGTATGTAGAATTAGAGGAGAGAAAATGAGCACAAATAAAAAGCAGAAACCGGCTATCAAACAAGGGAATTTGTACCGTTGTCCTACGTGTAATCGGTGTGTACGAAAAGACGAGCAGTTTTGCAGCAGATGCGGGACAAAAATAGTAAGACAATAAGGAGCGATGGAAAATGCAATATATTATTTTAGACGGAAAGACTCCGACGCATGGATTTAAAAATGGAGAGGGTGCGAAGTCGTGGAGCGAGGCGAAAGATTTTGATAATGTGGCTGTGATTGTGCCGGACGGTTATGTCGTTCTCGATTTCGACACGACCTCAGACGCGGAAATAATGCTTAATATTGTAGACGCCTTAGACCTTAAATGTCGAGTGATGAAAACGACAAGAGGTATTCATTGTTGGTTCAAATCGCCGGAGGAGAATCCAAAGAACTTTATAAAGAACCGTCTCGCTGTAGGTATATATTGCGACCGTAAGGCCGGTGGACGTAACGCCTACGTTAAGATAAAGCAGGACGGAAAGAATCGCGAATGGATTCGTAAGAATTACAAATCCGCCGAACTTGAGCCGGTCCCTAAGTTCTTATCCAGTGTATCCGCTCCGTCCGGTAAGTTCCAGTTTAAAGGCATGGGCGACGGCTCCGGCAGAAACCAAGAGCTTTATAATTATATCGTCTATCTACAGACTAAGAAATTTACTCACGAGGAAATTAGACAGACGCTTGAGGTTATCAATTCTCATGTGTTTGCTGACGCATTGCCGGAGGAAGAGCTGTTAACAATATGCCGAGACGAGTCCTTTAAGCCGGACGATGTAATTGCAGAGCAGATTTCAAAGGCCGAAGATAAAAAAGTCGGATTCTCGCATAACGAGTTCGGCGATCAGTTGATACAAGAGTTTCATATCATCGAAGTGAATGGCGTCTTATATGTCTATGAGGACGGTTATTACCAAGCAGACGACAAAATCATCGAAAATAAAATGATTGAGTTGTATCCGGGCATTTTACAACGTCAGCGGACGGAGGTACTAGCTTACATAAAGATTAAAACTCATGTGAACGCTGCTGATTTAAAAGTAAACCCGTATATCATCAATCTCCGCAACACGAGGCTTGATATTCGGACAAGTACCTGCATTGAGTTTACACCGGAGGCGATAGAGTTCGACAGAATCCCAGTGACTTATGACCCGTCGGCGTATTGTGCGGACCTTGATAAGATGCTCAACCGTGTATTCTTAGGGGACAGAGAGGTTATCAATCTGTTTGAGGAAATGTTGGGAGCTATCCTCTTGAAACATAACCGATACCAAAAAGCCTTTTTATTCTACGGGCAAGGTTCGAACGGTAAAAGTACGATACTTGACTTAATCAAGACGTTTCTCGGACCTCGTAACTATTCGGCGATTGCTCTTGAGAAAGTAACTGACAAATTTAGCACCGCAGAGCTTGAAAATAAATTGGCGAATATCGGCGATGATGTGGACAATGTTACTCTAAAAGATACCGGCACGTTGAAAAAATTATTCTCCGGTAACTCAGTCATGGTCGAACGAAAAGGGGAACGTCCTTTCACAATCGAGCCATATGCGACTCACGTATATAGTTGTAATGCGATTCCGAGATCGTTTGACAAGTCAGACGGATTTTACCGCCGGTGGGTGCTGATTCCTTTTAATGCGAAATTCTCCTCCGACGACGAGGACTACGATCCGTTAATCGGCGATAAGATTACCGAGGATATTGCGTTATCCTATCTATTAAACATTGCGATTCGAGGTGCTCAGAGAC